CGCGTGTCTAATTGCCACGAATCAATAGCGCTTCATCCAGGGGCTAGATATGAGATAGTCGCGGCAACATGAGATGGACGCCGCGGTAAAACCGCGGATTTGCTATACATTGATGAGTTACGTGAGATAGATGAAGATTCATGGACAGCTGCTAAACCTATTACTAGGGCAAGGCCAAATAGTCAGATATTTATGACTAGCAACGCTGGTGATATGTATTCCACAGTACTCAACAATATGCGCAGTATGTGCTTGTCATATCCACCTGCCACTATGGGATTTTGGGAATATAGTGCTGACGATTTTAGCAAGATTACAGATCGTAACGCCTGGTATCAGGCTAACCCGGCATTGGGCTATTTAATTGATGAAGCAACCATTGAAGAAGCCATAGCTACATCTAGCGTTGAAGCAAGCAGAACCGAAACGCTTTGTCAATGGGTAAGCGCGCTTAAATCGCCTTGGCCTTATCGCGCATTTGAGGATTTAGGCTTTGCTGAGCTTAAACTAGAGCCAGGCAGGCTGACTATATTTGGCATGGACATATCGGTTAACAAGAAGATGGCAAGCCTAGTTGCTGGGCAGATTATGGATGATGGCAAGGTTGGCGTAGGCGTTATAGCTCAATTTGAAAGCCAAGTAGCCATAGATGAACTTAAAATGGCTATTGAAGTCAATGATTGGGCTAAGCAATACAAACCAAGAATGATTTGCTTTGATAAGTACGCCACCATGAGCGTTGCTGAGCGATTAAGCCAATCAGGCCATAAGATTCAAGATATGTCTGGAACTGTGTTCTATCAAGCTTGCTCTGATCTATATGACAGCATAGTTAATTCTAGGATTCTACATGCTGGGCAACAATCGCTAGTTGATAGCATGAATAACTGCGCGGCTAAGGAATCGGATGCCGGGTGGCGTATCGTGCGCCGTAAGTCGGCTGGGGATGTGTCAGCTGCCATCTCATTAGCCATGGTTGTACATCAATTGCTAAAGCCACAAAGCAAACCGCAAATCTATGTCTAAAATGCTAGATATGTCCGTTTTGTGTGCTATCATTAAACGATGGGTCTATTAGATCGTTTTCGCCCTGCAAAAATAGAGGCGCAACTCGCACCGCCGTTAATGACGGATTCTTTTAACTATTTTCTTCCATTAGCATTTAATCCAGTAGGCAGAGAAGAAGCTATCAGCGTACCTTCAGTTGCTAGGTGCAGAAACCTTATTGCCGGAACAATCGCAACCTTCCCACTTTGCTTATACAAAAAAAGCACAGGCGAAAAATTAGGCAAGCCATTATGGCTAGAGCAACCAGCGACAGCGCAACCAATATCTGTAACATTAGCGTGGACAGTAGATTCACTATTATTTTTTGGCGTTGCATATTGGCGCGTAACTGAAACTTATTTTGATGATGGCAGACCAGCAAGATTTGAATGGATTGCACCAGGTCGCGTTTCATTTGATAGCGATCCTGTTACACAATACATAACACGCTATTACATTGATGGCAAAGAAGTTCCAATGTCGGGTCTTGGCTCTTTGATTACATTCCAAGGATTAGATGAAGGCGTATTGGCGCGTGGCGCAAGAACATTAAGAGCTGCAATTGATTTAGATAAGTCAACAAGCGTTGCAACTGCAACGCCAATGCCTTCAGGTGTTATTAAAAATACCGGAGCAGATTTAAGCAAAGAAGAAGTTGATGCCATATTGGCAGCATGGAAGTCGGCACGATCACAGCGCGCAACAGCCTATCTGACTAGCACTTTAGATTACGTGCCGACTAGTTTTAGTCCTAAAGACATGGGCTATGTTGATCTAATACAAAACATGAGTACGCAAGTAGCACGTTTGATGAATGTGCCTGCATATTACATTAGCGCAGATATGAATAACAGCATGACGTATGCCAACGTTCAAGATGAGCGCCGTCAGTTCGTTTCTCTATCTTTAGCGCCCTACTTGCATGCCATTGAAGGCCGACTAAGCATGAATGACATTACAGCATCAACTAACATTGTTAAGTTTGATGTAGAGGATGCTTTCTTAGCAGTAAATGCTGTTGAACGCTTAACTGTAATTGAGAAAATGCTTTCACTCGGTTTAATTACAGTAGAACAAGCCATGGAAATGGAAAACCTATCACCGAATGGAAATGAAAATGCACCTAACGTTTACTAGCGATTTAGAATGCTCAATAAGTGAGCGCACCATCTCTGGCAAAATTGTGCCGTTTGATGGTGAGATTGGACAGACATCTGCTGGCAAAGTTGTATTTGAAAAAGGATCAATTGAGATTCCTGAAAGCCCTAAGCCGAAGCTCCTATTAGAACATGATGCAAAAAAGCCTATTGGAAGAATGGTGTCTTATCGTGAAGATGAAGATGGCATGTATGCAACATTTAAAATTAGCAACACGACACGCGGAACAGATGCACTAATTGAAGCATCTGAGCAACTACGTAGCGGCCTATCAGTTGGCGTTGAAGTTATTGATGGCAAACGTGATGGTGGCGTGTATCGTGTTTTATCAAGCAAAATGATGGAAACAAGTCTTGTTCAAGCTGCTGCGTTTAAGAGCGCGGAAGTTTTGAGCGTTGCTGCATCTGAAGATGATGCTGCAAAAGAAACAACAACCCAAAACGAAAGCGAGGCCGTTGTGGAAGACACAACAAACGCCGTAGCCGTTGCGCCTGAGGTTGAAGCCCCTGCGGTGGAAGCTTCGCGCCCAACAGTTACAGCACCAATTTATGCCAAGCCACGTTTAGAGTTCACCAAGGCTAAGTACCTTGAAAATACTCTACGTGCAAAGTTCCTTGGCGATGACGATGCAGCAATGTATGTCCGAGCTGCCGACAACGAAACAACTACTGCTCCTGGCATGGTTCCAACACGCCAACTAACAGAGATTATTAACCCACTATCAAATGCAGACCGCCCAATGATTGATTCAATCAGCCGCGGAACCCTACCTGATGCTGGACTTGTTTTCCAGATTCCTAAGGTAACTGCTGTACCAACAGTAGATCAGATTGATGAGAATCAAGCAATTGCAGATTCACAACTAACTGCATCTTTTATCAACGTTGATGTAAAGCCATTCAAAGGCCGCGCAATCACAACTGTTGAACTAATTGATCGTTCAAGCCCAGCATTCTTTGATGAGCTCGTACGCCAGATGGAGTTTGCTTATGCAAAGGAAACCGACTACTACGTAACTTCTGAAGTTGCAAACGATGGCGTTCTAAACGCAGATGCAACAACTGAAGATAAGACAGGTCTATTGACTTACATTGCAAACGCCGCTGGTGCAATCTATAAGGGAACACTTGGCTTTGCTCGCAACATTGTAGTATCACCTGAGCAATGGTCAAAGATTATGTCCTATGAAGATGGTGGCCGCCCAATTTACATTGCATCAAATCCACAAAACAATGGTGGAGTTCTTTCACCAGATTCAGTTTCAGGAACAGTTGCAGGGTTAACCCTTCGTGTCAACCGCCAAATTTCTGGAACTGGTGCAACCGGTCTAGGCGATTACTCAATGGTAGTTGTCAACCCAGATTCATATCAATGGTTTGAATCACCACGCTTTCAGCTTCGCACAAACGTAAACAGCGATGGAACAATCGACTTGCTGTACTACGGATATGGTGCATTAGCTACCAAGGTTGGCGCTGGTGCAAACTGGTTCAACAAGTCCTGATCTAACTAACTAGATCGTAGAGTTACCCCGGCGCACAGCCCTTGCGCCGGGGCTAACATTAGAAAGGAAAGACAATGCCTGCAACATACGTAACTGAAGCGGAACTGCGTTCTGCCCTTGGCATTGGTGCTTTATACAGCTCAGCAGTAGTGGAAGAATGCTGCCAAGCAGCTGAGAACATTGTAAAAAACAAGCTATGGTTTAATGACCAATCTGTTGTAGCCCTAGAAGGATTTGGCACATACGGCAAGATTTTCTTACCTAGCACAGATAAGCAATTTTACGTAGGCCAAACAGTAACAGTAGAAGACGTGCGCCAGCATTTTAATGGCAATAAGACGTTAACCGCTGTAAATGGCCACTCACTAACTTTTGATTTAAATCAATCTGTAACAGAGCCTTATCATCAAGTAGTGCCTTATGGTCGCGTTTACGCTGCTACTAACATTGATTACGAAACATTACCTGAAGTAAACCTAGCATCTCTAATGATTGCTGTTGACATTTGGCAGGCTCGCCAAGCTTCAAACGCTGGTGGTATTTCACCAGACTTTCAACCTTCGCCGTATCGCATGGGCAATACCTTAATGGCACGTGTTCGCGGTTTACTTGCGGATCACTTAGCACCGGGCGGTCAAGTAGGATAATGTCAGCAATCTCTACCCTACGTGGAACAATCGCAACCGCGCTAGCTGATAATGCGGCGTGGCAGGTGTTTTCCTTCCCACCTGCCACCCCGCTTGCTAACAGCATTGTGGTACAACCTGGTGATCCATACATTGAGCCAAGTAACGACCATTACAAAGCAATCAAGCCTAAGGTTAACTTTAAGCTAATAGTGCTAACTCCTATGTTTGATAACCAAGGCAACTTAATTAACATTGAAGATTATTACCTGAATATAGTAAATAAGCTGGAAGCATCATCAATTGCCTATACAATTGGAACTTTCAGCGCCCCAGCGGTCTTAACCGGAACAGCAGGCGATTTGTTGTCCGGTGAAGTATCAATCAGCGTTCTATCCGATTGGAGTTAATATGGCTGATAATGACAAAGAGCGTGAGGCTTTCTTGATCAAGATTGGTCAGGTTACCCCTACCGCACAAAAGAAAGAACCAAAACCAACAAAGAAAGATGAGGAGTAATCGTGGCGATTACGCTTAATAACAAGGTCGGATTGAAAATCAACGCGATTGACCTTTCCGATCACGTAACATCGGTAACACTAAACCAAACCGCAGATGAGCTCGAAGTAACAGCCATGGGAGATGCTGCACACAAGTTTGTAAAAGGCTTGGAATCAGCAACCCTAACTGTGTCATTCCTAAATGACCAGGGAGCTGCTTCAGTTCTTGATACTTTATCAGATGCTTTTGGCACAACTGTTGCTTGGAAGCTTTTGCAAGATAAAGATGCAGCAGTAGCAGCTACTAACAAATTATTTACAGGTGATATTTTAATCAACAACCTAACTCCAATCAACGGCGCGGTTGGCGATATGTCCACACAGGATATTACATTTACTGTAAACTCAGTTGTAACAGTAGCCGACACAGGCACGTTCTAATTTAACAAAGGGGCAAAAATGGCAAGTCTTAAAGTTGTAAGGGCAGATGGCACGGAAAGTATCCATGAGATAACACCTGCTGTTGAATATGCTTTTGAGCAATACGCTAAAAAAGGCTTTTACAAAGCTTTCAGAGAAGATCAAAAGCAAACGGACATCTATTGGCTTGCATGGGAATGTCTGCGCAGAGCAGATGCTCCAGAAGTTTATCCATTTGGGGATAAGTTTCTAGGTACTTTGAAGGCTGTTGAAGTTCTTGGTGATGATTCCCCAAATGGCTAACGCGTGATTCCTATACGTACAGAATAGCCCAGCTATCTGTACATACAGGAATTGCGCCTAGTGAGTTTGTTAATATGGATAGAAGTATGCTAAACGCTATTCATGAAGTAATAAAGAAACAAGCGGAAGACAGGAAGCATGCCAGTAGTCGTAGAGGGAATCGTAGGTCTTAGAAAAGCCCTGCGTAATTATGCTCCGGACTTGCAGAAACAAATGGACACGGAAATACGTTTAGCGATGAAGGAAATAATTAAGGATGCACGTTCTAGAGTTCCTGACACCACAAGACTTTACAATTGGCAAGACACAGGCAAGGAAAGAAAATCTAGAATTGGCAGAGAGCGCGCTTTTCCTGCCTACAACCCGTCTTTAATTCGTAGGGGCATGACATATTCATTAGGTAAACAAAGAAGGAATAGAGCAGGCTTTGTTTCTCTTTTTACTCTATTTAACAAATCTGCTATTGGTGCAATTGTAGAAACTGCTGGTCGTGCTAACCCATACGGAAGTAGCCGTAGCCAATCAAACAACCCTGATGCAGGCCGTAACTTTAATATAACACTTAGCAATCAAGTAGGTGCTTTGAGAAGCTACAAAGGCAATAACGATCAAAAGACTAGGGGTAGATTGCTTTTTGCTGCCTATGCAGACAATCAAGGCAGGGCTTTGGATGCAATCATGAAATCTATTGATAAGGCTACGCAACAATTCAATGCGCGCTTACAAGCCGATAAAACAAAGGTGGCAGCATGAGTGATATTAAAGTCAATATAGTTGGAGAGTTCCAGAAAAAAGGCTTTGATGATGCTGACAAAGCCACAAAGAAACTTACCAAATCATTTCAAAAGCTTGGCGCAGCCTTAGGAGTAGCGTTAACTGCTAGGGCGTTTGTCAACTTTAGCAAGGCTAGTTTGCGCGCTTTTGTTGAAGAAGAACAGGCCGTCAAGCAACTCACAACATCTTTAGGCAACTTAGGATTTTCATACAACGTACCTGCAATTGAGCGTTTTCTAGAAGCTACTGAGCAGGCAACTTTAGTAACAAAGGATCAGTTACGCCCAGCCATTGTTGACTTAATAGGTGCGACAATGGATTCTGAATTGTCAATGCGACTACTTGGACAAGCCATAGACATATCTGTTGCAACTGGCACACAATTGACTTCAGTATCAAGGGCGTTAACCCGTGCGTTTAATGGTAACTATGCAAGTCTTGGAAAATTACAAACTAGGTTTACTACTTCAGAGTTAGAAGCTTTAGGGTTTGAAGCGGCAATAGCAGCTTTGAATGATGAGTTTAAAGGTGCGGCAGCAGCCAACTTAGACACTTACTCAGGCAAGTTAGCGCAGTTAGAAATAGCTGCCAACAAAGCAAGGGAAGAAGTTGGAGAAGGTTTAGTAAAGGCCATTGAGCAATTAGGCTCAGGTGATTACAATCAAGGCTTACAAGAACTAGTTGATGCTGGCACAGCCATAGGCGATGCTTTTGGCTACGCTGCTGGTGCTGTTAATACACTCAAAAGCGCCTACGACATAATTACTTTGCGTGGTGTACGTACCATCACGGAGAATCTATTGGGAAAAGGTCAACAAACACGCGGTGGCAGCATAACGCCTACCCAATTTGAATTAGCAAAAGCAAACGTTGAACGTACAAAAGATTTAGTTCTACAAAGAAAGATTTTGGCAGAGCGTAAAAAAGCTGCTGCTTTGACAGAAAAAGAAAGAAAGAATCAACTAGCACTTAACAAAGCCAAGGCTGTATTCGACATTGAAAAGATACAGATAGAAGCCGCTTTGCAAGGCAAGATAACTGAGGAAGAACGCACGCGCCTTCTTCTTATGAAAGCCATCTTAAATGAGGATACTGATACAGCCACAAAACTTGCAAACAAATTAGAGAAGTTGCAAGAACAAACAGTTGAACTTGCTCAATCTTTGACGAGCCTAAAGGCTGGCAATCCATTTTCTGAATGGGATGGCTATTTTGAAGCTGCTAAAAAGAACATAAACGATTTGTATCAAACGCTGACTAATCAGCAGAATACTTTGAATGCTTTAACAAGCGGTATAACTACAAGCAGAGCAACAGCAAACCAAAACGTATTAGCAGCCAAAACCGATAAAGCCGATGCCTACGCTGAAGCTGCAAGAAGATCAAGAATAGAAGCTGAAGCCTTACAAGAAGAAGCTAAGAGTAATGAAATACTAAAAGATGCAGCTGATATGCTTACAGAAAGCCTTGCAGCAGCAGATTTAGCGGCAGCCTTAGCCGGACTAGAACTAGCCAATGAGTATCTAAATCAATCTATTGAAGCTGCAACTGGTCAAGGTTTAGTTCCTGAAGTAAATGTCAACTTGACATTAGAAGGCACAGGAATCTTTGCTGAAGATTTGGCTGAAGTCATAACCGACATTCAGTACAATTATCAAAAGACAGGCAAGGGCTTACTTCTCAGCAGTAGGGCGATTTAATGCCAGCACCAACGCTGCGTGTCTTTGTTGACTTTGATAGTGATACCGCTTTTGAGATTAACCCTTTAATCTTAGGTAGTGCTACTGAAGGCATACTAGATACAAATACCCTTGGCTCAGGCACGTTGCCTGTTGAGATTACAGACCTAGTTACTAGAGTTTCTATCAGGCGTGGGCGCAATCGTTTAACATCCCAGTTTGAGGCTGGCACAGCCAATGTAACGCTTTATGATCAAACAGGTGATTGGAATCCGACTAACCCGGCCAGTATCTACTATCCAAACCTTGTTCCGCTCAGGCAAATAATTATCTATGCTACCTACAACACCCAAGATTATTTTCTATTTTCAGGATTTATCAACACATACGACACAGGCTTCAGACAGGGCAACGATGAACTAAGCACAGTTACGTTGCGTTGCGTAGATGGCTTTAAGTTGCTTGCAGGCTCAGGCATAACAACTGTTACAGGCTCAGGCGTACAAACTTCAGGTGCTAGGGTAAATGCCATCCTAGATGAGATTGAATGGCCTTTAAGTTTGCGTAACGTGGACACAGGAGATTCAACCCTTCAAGCCGACCCAGGCACAGACAGGGATGCCCTTCAGGCGCTGTTTAACGTGGAACAGAGCGAGTTTGGCGGTATCTTCCTAGATGCCAATGGCAAGGTTAATTTTGTAAGCCGTAATGCCCTTATAGCCACACCAGCGTTTCCGGTCTATGAGTTTAGCGATCAAGGCACAGACATTTCCTATACTAATGCCATAGTGGCTTTTGATGATACAAACCTAATAAATGACGTAACTATCACACGCCTTGGTGGCACAGCTCAAAATGTGTTTGACCAGCCTTCCATTGACAAGTTCTTCTTGCATTCAGGCCAGCGCTCAGGCATATTGGTACAGACCGATGCTGAAGCTTTAAGCCAAGCACAAGGCATCCTTGCTACACGCAAAGACCCTGAAGTACGCATAGATAGCATTCAGCTGAATCTCTATGATGATACAAACCCCAATAAGCCATTGGCAGGGGTAGACATAGAATTGCTTGATGGTGTAACAGTTACTAAGACCACCCCAGGTTCTAGCAGCGTGGTGCAATCAAGCCTAGTAAATGCTATCCATCACGACATTACCAAGTCATCATGGATGACTACCCTATACACAACCGAACCACTATTAGCAGGCTTTATCCTAGATTCCGATGTATCGGGTATACTAGGTGAAGACGTGCTGAGCTACTAAGGAGAACAAATGGCAGGCGCAGGATATAAGTTATTCGCCACAGGCGATGTGCTAACGGCAGCTCAGGTTAACACCTATCTAAACGAGCAGACAGTTATGGTGTTTGCCGATTCAGCAGCTAGAACCAGCGCACTTAGCGGTGTGCTTGCTGAAGGCATGATGTCTTATCTACAAGACACTAACGCCGTTGAAGTCTATGATGGCTCATCCTGGGTATCTGTTGGATCAACAGGTGATATAACTGGCATTACAACTGGCACGGATTCAGGTTTATCAGGTGGCGTTACAAGCGGTACAGCAACCCTAAGATTAAAGCTAGAGTTTGATGCAGAAACAGGAACAACTTACACACTTGTAGCAGGCAACCTAAACCAGTTAGTCACACTTAATAACGCAAGCCCAATTACTTTAACTGTACCGCCGAGCGTATTTAGCGCAGGTGATGTAATAAACATAGCGCAGATAGGCGCAGGCCAAGTAACCTTAGCGCAAGGCGCAGGCGTAACAATAACTAGCACAGGTGCAACAGCTAGCGCACCTAAACTACGCGCACAATACAGCGCGGCTTCTATTATCTGCACAGCATCTAATACGTTTTTAGTTGTTGGAGATATTGCCTAATGAGTTTAATTGGGATTATTGCTTCACAGAATTATCCGCGAACCCTTGCAGTTGATTTAGTAATAGTTGCTGGCGGTGCAGGCGGTGGTAGGACAAATGGTGGTGGCGGTGGTGCTGGGGGATTGAAAGCATTTGTAAGCGAGCCTTTAACCCCAGGAAATACTTATTCTGTAACTGTTGGCGGCGGTGGCGCTGGTTCAACTTCATATAGTTTAAATGGCACTAGCGGTGTTAATTCTATTTTTGGCTCATTAACACAGGCAGTAGGTGGCGGCGGTGGCGGCGCTGGTGACCAGATAACAAATCCAAGTACTGGTGGATCAGGCGGCGGTGGCGGCGCAGCTGGCGGTAGTTTTTCTACTAATGGTGCTGCTGGAACAAGTGGTCAAGGTAATGCTGGGGGTAATGGTGATGGTAATAATCAAGCAGCTGGCGGTGGCGGTGGTGCTGGCGCAGTAGGGGCTAATGGTGCATATGGTGCAGCTGGTAACGGCGGCGTAGGTTCATCAACTTATTCTGCTTGGGGCTCTGCAACTGGTACAGGCGAAAACTCTGGTGGAACTTATTATTATGCAGGCGGCGGAGGTGGTGGAAGTAATTCCAATGCAAGTGGTTCTCCTACTGCCGGTAGTGGTGGTCTAGGCGGCGGTGCAGCAGGAAAAGCACAAGCAAGTGCAGGCGTTCCAACTGCGGCTACTGCTAATACTGGTGGCGGTGGCGGTGGCTCTGGTGGAAATGGTGATTTATCAAATGGTGGAGCAGGCGGCTCAGGAATTGTGTTAATGAGAGTTACAGGCACTTATACGGCTACTGCGACTACTGGATCTCCTACCAGAACTGTTAGCGGCGGCTACACTTATTATCATTGGACAGGAAACGGGAGCATAACAATATAATGGCTCACTTTGCGAAATTAGATAATGACAATAAAGTGTTAGAAGTTAATGTAGTCAATAACGCAACGCTTGACCCTGTAAACGAAGAAGCATCTGGTATTGCTTTTCTTACTGAGTGGTCAGGTGGCTATACAAATTGGAAACAAACCTCCTACAACAATAATTTCAGAAAGCAATACGCTGGAATTGGCTTTACCTATGATGCCGTTAATGATGTATTTATAGCGCCACAGCCTTACCCATCTTGGTCGCTAGATGAAAACTTTGATTGGCAACCACCAACACCGATGCCCACAGAGGGCTTTTGGCTTTGGGATGAAGATAGCCTAAGTTGGCTAGAACAATCTTTATAGATAATGCCTAAACTATGCAAAGCTGGTCAGCAATTACGCGAGCAGATAGATGATGCGTTCCCCGATAGAAGTAGAACTTCACCAGAGGGGTGGCTCGGTGATCAACGTCATGCAGCGCGTAAGTCCGATCACAATCCAACTGCTGAAGGCATTGTACGTGCCATTGACATTAACGCTAATCTGCAAACCAACCCAGCCGAAGCATTTGATTTGGCGGATCAGTTACGGCTACTTGCCAGAACTGATAAGAGAATCAGCTACATTATCTTCAACAGCAAAATTGCCAGTTGGAAGAAGAACTACAAGTGGAGAAAATACACAGGCATAAATCCACATAAGACACATATACACATCAGCTTTACTGCTAAGGGCGATAGAGATGGCAGTATGTTTGAAATCCCCATATTGACAGGAGAGCCCTTAAATGGAACAAGCAAAACAAGTAAGCGCAAGTTGGGCGAGAAGCTTCTTGGCCGCCGGAATAGCAACCTATTTGGCAGTAGGTTGGGATGCACCTGCAATTGTAAATGCAGCGTTAGTAGCAAGCCTTCCAGTTTTATTGAGATGGCTTAACCCTAACGATACGGCATTTGGTCGGCGTTGAGCCCGGCTGAATGGGCAGGCTTTGTCGCTGCCATCCTTTCTTGTTGTGCCTTAATTGTCGGTGGGCTTAGGTACATTATTAGACATGAAGTGCCATCAATACTTGAGGCATCAAATATCGTGTCGCGCATAGATAAACTTGAATCAATGGTCTTAGAAT